CGGTCAAACAAAGAGTGGGCTCTATTCTTTATTTGTTCCTATGGAATGGAATTTTGAAGGATACATAGACAGATACGGTATGCCTGTTTTGTATAGTCCTGAGTCTCCTATAAAAGGTATAGACGGAGGAAAGATTTCTATGGGCGCTATTGAGTATTGGGAGAATGAGGTTTCGTCTTTAAAGTCTGACTCTGACGCATTAAATGAGTTTTACAGACAGTTTCCACGAACCGAATCACACGCTTTTAGAGATGAGAGCAAGGCTTCAATATTTAACTTAACAAAAATATATCAGCAGATAGACTATAACGATAGCCTAATTACCGAACACTTTGTTACCCGTGGCTCTTTTCATTGGAAGAACGGAGAGAAAGACACAGAGGTTGTTTGGTCTCCTGAGAAAAATGGCAGGTTTAAAGTTTCTTGGCTTCCCCCTCGTCACCTTCAAAACAAAGTAATAAAATCTAACGGAAAGTTTTTGCCAGGGAACGAGCATATTGGATCTTTCGGCTGTGACTCTTACGATATTTCAGGCGTTGTTGGGGGAGGTGGCTCTAATGGTGCACTTCATGGAATGACAAAGTTTAATATGGATGACGCTCCTAGTAATGAGTTTTTCTTGGAGTATGTAGCTAGGCCACAAACTGCAGAGATATTCTTTGAAGAGGTTCTAATGGCCTGTGTATTTTATGGCATGCCAGTGCTGGCTGAAAACAATAAACCTAGGCTCTTGTATCACTTTAAAAACAGGGGGTACAGAGGCTTTAGTATGAACAGGCCCGACAAGCGCCTTAACAAGCTCTCTAAGACCGAGAAAGAGCTAGGCGGAATACCTAACTCGTCAGAAGACGTAAAGCAGTCTCACGCATCTGCAGTGGAGTCCTATATAGAAAAGTATGTAGGGATAGACACGGAGGGCACGTATAGAGAGAGTGGGGACATGGGCTCTATGCCCTTTGCTCGAACATTAGAAGATTGGGCAAGATTTGACATTAATAACAGAACGAAATTTGATGCCACCATTAGCTCTGGTTTAGCGTGTATGGCCAATCAAAAACACATGTATCTACCTGAGCAAAAGCAATCAAAAATAAGCGTTAACTTTGCTAGATATAATAACCGTGGCTCGTTCAGCGAACTATTACAGTAAATGAAAGAGGTAAGTATTGACATTTTGCCCTCAGGGTTTCCGAGTCAGTTTGTATCTGACGCAGAGAAAGCGACTCAAGAGTTTGGGCTCAAGATAGGACAATCCATTCAGTATGAATGGTTTAAAAGAGATAGTGGGTCTTGTAGATACTACGGTCAGTGGCGTGAATTTAATCGTTTAAGGCTATATGCTAGAGGCGAACAATCGGTTGCTAAATACAAAAATGAGCTTTCTGTAGATGGTGATTTAAGCTATTTAAACCTAGACTGGACACCCGTCCCTATTCTTCCAAAGTTCGTTGACATTGTTGTAAACGGAATGCAAAGTCGTCAATTTGAAGTTAGAGCATATGCTCAAGACGCTATGTCTGCAGGTAAAAGAAACGCCTATCAAGATATAATTGAAGGCGACATGGTAGCAAAAGAGCCATTAACCAAAATGTCAAAAGCTTTTGGAATTGATCCCTTTCAAATGGATCCTTCTCAATTGCCAAATGATGATCAAGAGTTAGCTCTTTATATGCAGCTAAATTATAAACCATCTATTGAAATAGCAGAAGAAGAAGCAATCAATACTTTATTAGAAGAAAATCATTACTCTGACATTCGCAAAAGAGTAGACTATGATTTAACAACAATTGGGATTGGCATTACAAAGCAAGAGTTTTTAGCAGGCGATGGAGTTAGAGTAAGTTATGTTGATCCAGCAAATGTTGTTTATAGCTATACTGAAGACCCTCAGTTTAAAGATTGTTTTTATTGGGGAGAGATTAAGACACTTCCAATAACTGAACTTATTAAAATTGACCCTAGTCTTACAACTGAAGATTTAGAAACAATATCAAAGTATAGCCAGAGCTGGTACGATTACTTTAATGTATCCGATCAGTATCAAAATGATATTTTTAGTAGAGACTCTGCAACTCTAATGTATTTCAATTATAAGACAACAAATAAGTTTGTTTATAAAAAGAAAGACTTAGATAATGGTAACTCTAGAGTTATAGAGAAAGACGACAACTTTAATCCGCCTGAAGAGATGATGGAGGAAGGTAACTTTACTAAAGTTGAAAAAACAATAGATGTATGGTATGAAGGAGTTATGGTTATGGGAACTAATATTATGCTCCAATGGAAAATGATGGAGAATATGGTTCGTCCTCAATCTGCTTCTCAATACGCAATGCCTAACTACGTTGCAACGGCACCTAGAATGTACAAAGGAAACATAGAGTCTTTGGTTAGAAGAATGATTCCTTTCGCTGATTTAATTCAAGTCACGCACTTGAAGATGCAACAAGTTATATCAAGAATAGTCCCAGATGGCGTATTCATTGATGCCGATGGGCTTAACGAAGTTGACTTAGGAACTGGCGCTGCATATAATCCCGAAGACGCGTTACGCTTATACTTCCAAACGGGTAGTGTTATTGGACGTAGCTATACACAAGACGGGGAATTTAATAATGCTCGCGTTCCTATTCAACAACTCACATCTAACTCTGGGCAATCTAAAATGGCTGCATTGATTGGCAACTACAATCACTATATGGGTATGATCCGCTCAGTAACTGGACTTAATGAAGCAAGGGATGGATCCACTCCCGCGCCAGAGGCTCTTGTCGGTGTTCAAAAGTTAGCCGCTTTAAATTCCAACACGGCAACTAGGCATATTTTAGAGGGAAGTCTATATATAACCAGAACACTAGCTGAAGCTCTATCTTGCAGGGTTGCTGACATTATGCAATACTCTGATTTTAAAGAAGAGTTTGCTATGCAGATAGGTAAGTATAATGTGCGTCTTTTGGAAGAAATAAAAGATTTATATATATATGACTTTGGTGTATTTATAGAAATGTCTCCAGATGAAGAAGAGAAAGGACAGCTAGAAGCTAATATACAAATGGCTTTATCTAGAGACGCAATTGGTCTAGAAGACGCTATTGATATAAGAGAAATAAAAAACATTAAGCTAGCCAATCAATTGCTTAAAGTAAAAAGAAAGCAGCATAAAAAAGAAGAGCAACAAGCTGAAATGATGAAACAACAATCTCAAGCTCAGATAAATGCTCAATCTCAACAGATGTCTGCACAGATGGCTATGCAAAAAATACAAGCCGAAACTCAAGGGAAAATGCAAATCAAACAAGCGGAAGTTGCTTTTGAAATAGAAAAACTTAAGAATGAAGCAATGCTTAAGAAAGAATTGATGGCTACGGAGTTTCAGTATCAAATGCAAATAAAAGGCGTTCAAGAAACCGCTATTGACAATAGAGAACAAAGCAGAGAAGATTCTAAATCTCAAAGAATAAGTCAACAGAACTCAGAACAGTCTAAGCTTATAAATCAAAGGAAAAACAATTTGCCTCCAGTAAGTTTTGAGTCTAACGAAGACTCTCTAGATGGCTTTGATTTTGCTGAATTCAATCCTCGATAAAGGATATATTTTTTATCATAACTTTGTATCAATTAAATTAAATCTATGAAAATTACAGTAAAAGAAGTCGCTAATGTCGAAGCAAAGTCAGTTCAAGAAGTTGAAAATGAATTGTTGACTAAGCACGAAGAGGAGTTTTCTCAAGAAGAAAAAGTTCCAGAAACAAATACAGGAGAGGTAGCTACCGAGGAAACTCAAGTTGCTGAACTTGAAAAACAGAGTTCCTCACTTAAAGAGGAAGACGTTCTTTCATATATTAAAAATAGATATGATAAGCAGATTGACTCTGTAGATCAATTGTTTTCCGAAAGAGAGCAAGCTGAAGATCTACCAGAAGATGTTTCCGCTTATTTAAAATATAAAAAAGAAACAGGTAGAGGCATTAAAGACTTTATGAAAATAAATGAAGACTTTGATGACCTAGACGACAATACTCTCTTAGCGAGATATTACGCCAATAAAGAAGATGGCCTCGACAGTGATGACATTTCTTTTATGATCGAAGAAGAGTTCGGTTATGACACAGAAATAGATGAAGAGTCAGACATTAGGCATAAGAAGGTAGCTAAGAAAAAAGAACTTGCCAAAGCAAAGAACTTCTTTGAGGATCAAAAGGAAAAGTACAAAGCCCCCCTTGAGTCAAGCCCGGGTGCCGCTTCTTCTAAAGACCAAGAAGAGTTTAATTCTTACAAGGAATACCAAGCGAAAGCTTTAAATGTCCAAGATGAGGAACGTAAAAAGTACGAATGGTTTCAAAAGAAGACGGATGAATACTTCAATGATGAATTTAAAGGTTTTGAATTCAATGTCAATGATAGGGATATAGTCTACTCTCCTGCTGATGCTGCAGAAATCAAAAGCACTCAATCTGACCTTAACAATTTTATTTCAAAATACGTTAACAAGGATGGTGTAATTGACAATGCCAAAGGATACCATAAAGCTCTAGCGATGGCGATGAACCCAGACCGAGTAGCCAAGTTCTTCTATGAGCAAGGCATGTCGGACGCTGTAGATAATGTAGCAAGAAAGTCTAAGAACATTAATATGGATATTAGGCAGACACCACAGAATCTTAGTAAAGGAGGGTTTAACGTGAAGTCCGTAAGCAATGACTCTAGTCGTGGCTTGAGGATACGTTCAAATAAAAATAAATGATTAAAATAAATTATTATGGCTGTAGATGCAGTTCCCGGGTTTGACTTACAACCCAGTGCCGAGCGCGTAGCGCTTGCCACGAATTATATTACTAACTTCAATTTCTTGAATCAGTATCTTCCTGATACTTATGAAAAGGAATTTGAGCGTTACGGTAACCGTACCGTAGCTTCTTTCTTGAGAATGGTTGGCGCTGAAATGCCTTCTAACTCTGACCTTATCAAATGGGCTGAGCAAGGAAGACTTCACACTAAGTACGTTGATTGTACTCCAAAAGCGGCTTTAGCTGCTTCAGATACTGCAACATTCGATGTTAACGATACGCTTAATCCAGGTTCAGGAGGTATCGCTATCAGAGTTGGACAGACAGTTATGCTTTCAGCTAATTCTCTTTCAACAACTAATAAGGCTATTGTAACTGCAGTAGACTATCCGAATAAAGAATTTACTGTTGCTTTCTATGAGGCGCTCGGTATGACTGCGGCTACAACTGACAAGTTCACTGTATTTATCTATGGTTCTGAATTTAAGAAAGGAACAGACGGCATGACCAACTCTTTAGAGGCTGACGATTCATTTTTTGAGAACTCTCCTATCATTATCAAGGACAGATATGCTGTTTCTGGTTCTGACATGGCTCAGATTGGATGGGTAGAGGTTACTACTGAGAATGGTGCTTCTGGATACCTATGGTATATGAAGTCAGAGCATGAGACTCGTCTCCGCTTTGAGGACTACCTAGAGACTGCTATGGTTGAGGCTGTTCCTGCTGCTGCTGGATCAGGAGCTATTGGATTTGCAGGCGCTGCAGGTACTTCTGCAGCTGATGTTGGAAACAAAGGATCTGAAGGTATCTTCCACGTTGTTGGACTTAGAGGTAATGTTTGGTCTGGAGGAAATCCAACCACATTGGCTGACTTTGACGCTATGATCGAAAGATTAGACAAGCAAGGAGCTATCCAAGAGAATGTTATTTTCTTAAACCGTCAGTTTGGTTTTGATATTGATGATATGCTAGCTGCACAGAACTCTTATGGAGCAGGTGGTACTTCTTACGGATTGTTTGACAACGATGAGGAAATGGCTTTAAACTTAGGTTTCAAAGGCTTCACTCGTGGTTATGACTTCTATAAGACTGACTGGAAATACTTAAACGACCCAACTATGCGCGGTGGTTTAAATGCTGGTAAGATTTCAGGGCTTTTAGTTCCTGCTGGATCTACTACTGTTTATGACCAAATCCTTGGTAAGAACGCAAAGCGTCCTTTCCTTCACGTTAGATATCGTGCTTCAGAAACTGAAGATCGTCGATATAAGACTTGGATCACAGGTTCTGCTGGAGGCGCTGCAACAAGCAGCCTTGACGCAATGGAGGTTAACTACCTTTCTGAGCGTGCAGTTTGTACTTTAGGTGCTAACAACTTCTTCTTGTTTGAAGGATAAATAAACTCAACGGGGGGGTGTTTAAACACCCTCCCTTTTTTTAAATCATATTAAATTATATCTAATGAAAAAATCTTTATCTCTTGTGGACAAAAGTTTTGTGCTTAATCGCACAACACCTCCACTCTCATTTATGCTATCATCACGAAACACACGTCGCAATCCTCTATTGTATTTTGATGGCACTAGCAACAGGCCTCTTCGGTATGCTAGAAACCAAAAATCACCTTTTGAAGACGAGCAAGACGGAACTGCTATTGTTGAACCTATAATCTTTGACGATGGCTTCTTGCATGTTCCTAAAGAGAATCCTCTTCTTCAAGAGTTCCTATCTTATCACCCAGGCTTTGGGGATGTTTTTAAGGAAGTGAATAAAGAAAAAGATGCCAAGCTAGAGGTTGAGAGCCTTGATGCTGAGGTTGATGCTTTAATTGCCGCTAGAGGACTAACACTAGAGATGCTTGAGAATATATCTCGTGTTCTTCTAGGGTCTTCTGTTGACAAGATGACTACTGCAGAATTAAAAAGAGATGTCTTGGTTTTTGCCAAGCAAAATCCTTTTGAATTTTTAGACTTACTTAACGACCCTATGCTTGAGTTAGAGAGCAAGGTTGCTAAGTTTTTTGAAGATGGTATATTAGGTATGCGCAATAATAACAAAGACGTGTACTTTAATCTAGCAAAGAACAAAACTAAAATGTTGACGGTTCCTTTCGGGGAGTCTGCCAATTATATTGTGGCTTCATATTTGCAGAGCGATGATGGTATTGAAACACTCAAGCTTCTAGAAAAACAAAAGTAATTCACCTTTACTCTAATTAAGACCTCAGAAATGGGGTCTTTTTTTTTGACTATCTTTGAGTATTATTAACATCTAAAATATATAACTGATGGCAAAATTATTAACAGTAAAAACAGCTTCAAACGGAAATTTAATGATTCCCGCAGAGAAGATTATTTTTTGTGGTACTAGCGGAGATCCCTTTACTACTACTTCAATTTATTACAGTGGAGTAGAGGCGACTTTTGATGTAATCACTATAACTCATGCAGCAGATACTTCCAGTGGAAACAACATGATAAATTATTTACAATCAAAATTTGTAGAAGTAGCGCAAAGCAAGTGGTCTGAAGGAGTGCTCGATATAACTCACGATGCGCCTACAGTAATCTCTAACGTAACAATAGCTTAATTATGATAAAATATTTCAACATTCCAGTAACCGGATTGAAACCGATTTTAGTAAACGCAAGCCAGGCTTTGTTTATTAATCAAACATCAACTACAGAAACTTTTATAAATTATAACGGAACTTCTGCAAGTACAGACAGTATAAAGTTGACTCACGCTGCGGATGCAACCGGAGTGGCGATGCAGAATTTTTTAATAGAAGAATTGAAAAATATGCTCTCATCTTCTTATACTAATGTAGCTCCTCTTTTGGCTCCCCCAATGGCTGTGGGCATTATTCAACTAGCTTAATATTAGAGAATAACTTAATTATCTAAAGAGGGGTCAACAAAAATTGACCTCTTTTTTTTTGTCTATCTTTGTTAAAACCTTTAAAAATGATAAACTCAGTAAGGAATACTGTACTATCGGTATTAAATAAAAATAACTACGGATATATATCCCCCTCGGATTTTAATCTGTTTGCTAAACAAGCGCAGATGGATCTTTTTGAGGATTATTTTTATAACTTAAATTATCAAATAGTAAAAGAAAACGCCCGTCAATCAGGCACGGGGCTAGCAGACATATCGAAAAGCTACGAAGAAGTAATAGCTTCTTTTTCAAAAACCGCAATTCTTGCTCCTGCCGCAAATCCAGCAGTAAACACTTATATTACTCCCGAAGACTATTATTTACTAAACGTTGTGGAGTATACGCCAACAGGTGTGGAAGTAGAGAAGGTAGAAGAGAATAAGATAAGAAACTTAACTGCATCAACCTTGATGGGCCCGACTACTTCATTCCCTTTATATGTTGAGAGGGGAGATAACATTGCCGTCTACCCTACCACAATAACTGGAGCGACGGATATAACCGCATACTATATTAGAAACCCTAAAGAGCCAAAATGGACATGGGTGCAATTGACTTCTGGAGGCCCAGTATTTAATGCTTCTGCGGCAGACTATCAAGACTTTGAGCTTCCTTTGTCAGATGAGCCAGACTTAGTCATGAAGATTCTAGAATATGCGGGAGTTTCAATAAGAGAGGGTGATGTGGTTAAATTTGCAGATAGTGAATTAACGAAAGAAGCTCAATCAGAAAAATAACATATGGCATACTTAAATCAGTTTCAATATTACACAAACGGAACCAATCCTGCAGAGGAAACAAATTGGGGGTCGTATCAATACACGAGCCTATCTGATATCGTAAATAACTTTATGGCTATATATGCTGGCAATAATGAGCTAGTAAATAACGTAGAGAGATATCAAGTATTGTTCCACGCTAAAAGGGCGATTCAAGAATTAAACTATGATGCGTTTAAAGAGATTAAGGCGCTAGAGTTAAGTGTTGACAATGAATTAAGATTTGTTCTTCCTTCTGACTATGTAAACTGGGTAAGAATATCTCTGTATAGAGATGGGGTTATTTTCCCTCTTACTGAAAACATTCAGCTAAACTCAAGTAGCGCTTATCTTCAAGACAACGAGAGTAGGGTTTTATTTGATCAAAACGGGAACATATTAAAGCCAGAATATTCTAATATAGATATAGAAAGAATAAAAGGAACTAAAAAAAGTATATACCTAAACGAAAACAACTCCAACTTCAACGGAAGAGAGGGGTGGTGTTGTGATGGCTCTTGGTATTTTGAGTACAATGTAGGGGCTAGATATGGTCTAAATACTGAAACGGCAAACGCTAACCCTACTTTTAGAATTGATAAGTCGGCAGGCGTTATAAACTTCAGCTCTGGGATGTTAGATAAGATAGCAATACTTGAGTATGTGTCTGACGGAATGGAAGGTGGAGACATCGCTTCTATAAGCGTAAATAAACTATTTGAAGACTATGTGTATGCTCACATTAAATACGCCATCTTATCCTCTAAGCTAGGCGTTCAAGAGTATATTGTTGGTAGGTCTAGAAAAGAAAAGACAGCATTGTTAAGAAATGCCAAGATAAGAATCAGTAACATTCACCCTGGTCGTCTGCTTATGAACTTGCGAGGTCAGAATAAGTGGCTTAAGTAGCATGGACATACAAACTAATTTCATAAAAGGGCGCATGAATAAAGGCGTCGATGAAAGGATACTCCCTATGGGCGAGTATAGAGACGCTCTGAATATACGATTAGGCTCAACTGAGGGTACTACTATTGGAGCGGTAGAGAACACAAAGGGCAATGAGCAAATAACCACACTAGAATATAACGGAAGTGTTTTAAGCGCAAACGCTGTGTGTATTGGAGCTTACGAGGACGGGACAACGGAGACTATGTATTGGTTTGTTCACGACCCCACTAGAGGCGTAGACATGGTGGCGTCATACAACACTAACATTCAAGCCCTTAACTATCACTTAATCTCTACATCTGTTTTAAACTTTGACCCTAAGTTCTTAGTCACTGGGGTGGACTTAATAGATAACTTCTTGTTTTTTACAGATGATTTAAACCCACCAAGGGTTATTGATGTAAATAGACAATACGCCAACTCTTTTATTGAGGCAGACATTAGTGTGTTACGACCAGCCCCTATAACGTCTCCAACATTTACATTAAAAAATGTAAGTGGATCTGATGACTTTATGGAGACAAATTTTATTTCGTTTGCATATCGCTATAAGTATGAGAACTTTCAATATAGCGCTCTATCTCAATTTTCTGACTTAGCTTTTTGTCCATCCCCTTATGAAGTTTCAGAAGATTTATACTCAAACTCTGGTATGCGAAATGCATTTAATGCTGCAGAAGTTTCTTTTACCACTGGAGGAGCTAGTGTTATAGGCATAGACTTATGTTTTAAGGTAACCAACTCAAACATAGTTAATGTAATTCAGAAATTTAACAAAGAAGAAGAAGGCTGGGCGGACAACACAACTCAAACGGTTGATTTTTCTAATAGTAAGATTTTTTCCACATTATCTTCTGATGAGCTTTTACGATTATTTGATAATGTTCCTTTAAAGGCAAAGGCTCAAACAGTTATGACTAATCGTCTGTTTTACGGAAACTATGTTGAGGGATATAATGTAACAAACCCTAACGGAGAGCCGTTACTCATAAATTACACCACAGAACTAGTTAGTGAGTCAGTTATAAATGTAGACGAAATTGGAGCCGCAGTTGTTAGTAGCGGAGTATCATATAATGATGGGTTTACTAGTCAGCCTTTTGTAAGAACAAAGGATTCTGCTCAGTTTAATTTTTCAAACGTAACTCTACAGACTGGTGATATAATAACAATAGAGCTTGGATTTGAGTATAATTCAAGAACATCTAGCCCTAGTTACACCACTAGCACTACATATAGCCGCTTTAGAACTTCCATAAGTATTACTGTGGACGGAAATTATTCTAGTATACATAATTTTATAACTACCTCAACTGTATTTCAAACAGCCATTGGCACTGCCTCAACTATGCAAGACACACCTAACTTCTGTTCAGGCTTGACATTTGGTGATAAATTTGGTTGTGATATTCCTGTACCAATAGATAATTATAATCCAAATGGTAATTTTCAATCAATAATTTGGCAAAAAAACGGAACCTTTATTGGCACTCCCCCTAATGGTAGTGGAACTAATAATCAATCTTTTAACATAACTTCTTCAGGAGTAAGCCCAAATCTTGTGAGTCTTCAAGTTCCCGCAATAATGTATGTTCAAGCGGGAGGTACTGCGAAACTTGCTTTTTATTCTGAAGTTATTAATCCTATCGTGGGCTATATAAAAAGTGACTTTAACAGAACTCTGCACAGTAATAGAGACTATGAAGTGGGAATTATTTACATGGATGCTGAAGGTAGAAACTCTACTGTTTTAACCTCTGAAACAAATACTCAGTTTATTCCCGCAAGCGCATCAGATACTAGAAATTTTCTTAAGGCAACAATAAACAACCTTGCTCCAACTTGGGCATCTAGATATAAGTTTGCTATTCAAGCCTCTCAAAATGCATTTGAAACTGTTTACATAAAAAGAGCAGACATTGAAACTTCAGGAATTGACAACACTATATTTATGCTTTTAGAGGGCGAAAATCAAACAAAGTTTTCTGTAGGAGATACATTAATATGTAAGGTAGATTCTTTTGGCCATTTAAATAATCTAGCAGAAGTGGAGGTTTTAGATATAACTGTAGAAGCTGCAATAGGAATATTTTCAAAAACAGGGCTATACGCTAAAGTCGTTGCTAATAATTTTAATTTTTCACCTAGTGAAGGTGATATTGAATTTTTAGTATTTGAAACAATACCTTCTTTATCTGCAAATGGTGTGTTTTTTGAAGGATCTCAAAGTTTTTCTATCACCAATAGATTTCATCAAGGCAATGCTCAAACGCAAACAGGATCTCAACCAGCAATTATTAATCTAGATTTCTTTAGCGCATATACATTTGGAAACGGAGTTGAAGGGTTTAAGATTGAAGACTTAATAGCAGGTGACCCTGTGACCCTAGGAAGTAGAGTTAATAGCGAAAGCGCAGAGGGGTATCGCCAAACAAGAAATAACGCTAGCTTGACATATAGTGGAGTATATCAGCCCACGACAAATGTCAACAATTTAAATGAGTTTAATTTGGCTCTTGCTAATTTTAAAGACCTAGATCAAAATTTTGGAGCTATTCAAAAACTTCACTCTAGAGCAACGGACATTTTGGTTCTTCAAGAAGATAAAATAAGTTATGTGTTAGCATCAAAAAACCTTTTAAGCTCTCCAGGCGCAGGCGGAGTTGTAAGTTCTATACCAGAGGTTATAGGAAATCAGATTGCAAGAATAGAAGAATATGGTATCAGTTTTAATCCAGAGAGCTTTACTGCGTATGGTTTTGATCGTTACTTTACCGATGCCAAAAGAGGAGCAGTAATAAGGTTAAGTGGTGCTGGAGCCAACGAGCAACTAGAGGTTATATCTAGCTATGGCATGAGATCTTGGTTTAGAGATAGGTTTATTGAATATTTTGATGGACAAAAACTAGGGGGCTATGACCCGTACATGAACGAATATGTATTGTCTATAAAAGACGATGAAGTTGATATGGGTGAGACAATCATTCCTTGTGGAGCGCAGATTAATGCAAATGACGCAGTGGTTAGAGAGTTTACTGTAGAACTTGGAAACGTGGGCGCAAGTGGTAATGCCTTCGTGTTAACATACACGATTCAAGCAATTGAGAGTAATATAACTTTTACTGTAATATACAATGGTGTCACTACCACTAGTAACGCTGTAACATCTAGCGGAACGCTATCAGTTCCTAAGACAACAAAGTACCCAACGCAGGCAGTTGTTAAGATTACCCCTGCGGGAAATACAGAGTATGAACTAACAATAGGTTGTGTATCATGAGTGATTATACTATAACATATAGCGAATCTGTAAAGGGATTTCCTTCTTTTTACTCTTATATACCTGAGTATATAATGGGAATGAACAATTACCTATATACTTTTAAAGCGGGTAATTTATATAGACATAACACAAATGAAGGTAGAAATAAATTTTACAATGTAAGCTACCCTTCTACAGTGACAAGTGTTTTTAATGTTAGCCCCACCGAATCTAAAAAATTTAAGACTTTATCCTTAGAGGCAAACAGTCCTTGGGGAGCCGCCTTCAAGACAAACCTAGAGACTGGCGTTATAAACTCAGCGTGGTATGACTTAAAAGAGGGGAGCTACTATGCCTCTATAAGGGCGAATGAGTCTCCCGTTAATTTTCACATGAGGTCTGTTGATGGCATAGGCAATGTAACTACAGTTAGTAATGTGGGGACTACATACACGCTAGTATTTGCTTTTGCGATAAACCCCATTGTTAGCATTGGCGATAAGATATACAAGGACTTAAATCCAGAATTGGAGGTTGGTTCCCTAACGGCTGTATCGGCAGATAGAAAGACTCTTACGGTAACTTTAACGGGAGCTGTCCCCGCTAATGGCAACTATATTTTTGCCGTTAAAAACCCACAAGCGGAATCCCAAGGAGTTATGGGATATTATTGTGAGTTTACTTTAACGAACACAAGCACTACCCATGTAGAGCTATTTACTGTAGAGTCTAGTATATTTAAATCATATCCATGATTTTCGTTACCTTTGTATTAACCCACATTATAGTATTATGATACCAATACCACCTCAAGTTTTAATAGCAGCGGCAAAAGTGGTTTTACCTAAGCTGATTGGAGCGGGTCTTAGCTACTCTCAAGCGGCTAAGCAAAATAAACTAATGAAAGACTCTGAGATAGCGGCACAAAAAGCTATTAGTGAGGCAAAAGATTTTGCAGGCACACTAGCTTATGAAAAAGTTCAAGTTCCATTAGAGGCCTACGAGTTGTCTCAAAGAGAGCTAACTGCTCAACAACAACAAGGCGTTGAGGCTTTGCGCGAGTCTGGGGCAAGAAGCATATTAGGAGGCGTTGGTCGCCTTCAAGCGGGGGTGACTAAGGCACAACAACAAATACAGGGTCAGATGGCTAACGCGTTATTTGAAAGAGACAAGCTTGTTGCTAAAGACGAGGCTCAATCTTTTGATGACCTTTCTGATATTGCTAAACTTGAAGCTACGGGCGCACAAGCTGCCGCGGCGCAAGCTCAAGCACAGAGGGGCGCTGCTTTAATGAGTGGAACAACAGCTTTAGCTGGAGGTCTTCTAGCTGGATTTTCTGACCCCACAATAAATCCTTTGTATGGTGCAGGATTAGATGCGCCAATGGGAACAACTTTAGGTAATGCCTCTGCAGGGGAAATGGCGGGGCTTGATGGTATCGCGCAAGTGACAGGGCTTTCTTCTGATGAATTAACAAAAGGTTTGGGGCTTGACAACAGTAATTTTCAAGTGAGTAAGAAACCTTGGTGGATCCAATAAAAATATATTACAATGGCAAAATCGTTTTATGGATATGTAAAAAGAGATGACAAGGCGTTTGTTGATTGGGGAGCTATTGGCACTCAGCTATCTGATGATTTAGCCCTAGAAAGCAAAAGAAGAGCAGACAAAAGACAAGAGATTGAACTTCAAACTATTGAAGATGTAAAAAATATTAATAAGCTAGGGGCTGATCAAAGCCAGCTTAATAGTGAATTTTATATGGACGCCGCAGATCAGATACGTGAATTTTTATTGATGTCACAAGGCGAGATGCAGAAGGGTGGATGGAGCGGGTTACGACCCTCAGAGTTTTTAAAACAAAGACAAGTTATAAATGATGGTGTTGACCAACTTGCTACAGCGGCAGAGTCTCAAGCCGCACAACAAGCACAGCTATTAAAGCGTGTCCAGGCGAACGAGGCTGGTCTTACGGAGAGGTATAATCATGAAGATCTTGATCAGTTTATTAGTACTGAAAACAAAAGCGTTTATATTAATCCTATAAATGGAAGAATGTCAATTGCCACGAGAGACCCTATTACCAAAAAGATTTCAACCGACCCAATGAAGTTGTTAGATATAAATCGACTATCTACACGAATGACCTATAGAGCTAATACTCCAGATATTGACTCAATGGTTTCAAAAGCAAATAAAGTTTTGTCTCCCACAACTATAGCCTTGACCCAAGGTGGTATAAAATCTATTAAGACCGCGATGAACAACCCAAAATATTTGGATGCGGAAACTAGCATGATTAAGGGGATGATGGCTTCGGATGAAGTTATCGCCAATATTTTAGGTTTAGATCCAGAGTATAATATGACTCAAGATGCAGCAGAAGCCAATAAGTCTGGTAATAAAAAAATACTAACAAAAAAAGATGAGAATGGTGTTTTTGTTCCTATTCTGTCTGAATCTCAAAAAACTGAAGCAGAAGAGATTCTTCGCGCTAGAATACGTGCTAGTCTAGAGAAGGTTCAAACAGGCAGAGAAGATAGTTCTGCTGACAGACAATACAGCCGCGGGGTGGCTAAGTCTAAGCAAAAAGGTGTAGGCTATATTAGTGAGTTAAGTGATATTTTTTCTGGGAATGCTGAGAAAGCTGAAAGTGGTTTGGCTTCTATAATTGGAAGAATACAAGAAAAAGAAGGCTATAAAGGGGTTACGGGTGCTCTATCAGATACTGGAATCACTTTAACATTTAAAGACGGCTCTACAGACTTTATTAAAAAACCCGCAATCTTTAAAGATTTTGTTACTGGAGGTGCAACTAGGTTAATGCCAGACGGGGTGGATGATGTTAATGTAGCTTATAAAAACTGGATTGATGCAGGAAATATCGTTGGAGTAAGAACAGATATGACAACTGATCGTTTAGGAATAATACCACCAACTAAAGTTCTTAGTGAACTAGTTATTAAAGAAGGAGAGAAGGAATTAACGGTTAAAAATTATCTTAAAGAAAATAATTATAATTCTAAAAAAGATGCGGTTGAAAAAGTTATTTTAGAATTACTACCACCTGAACTTAAAGCTAATCTTAAGGTTTCTGATAATTATAGTCCAGGACTTGTGAGAAGAGCTAGAAGATCTTTGAATATTTCTTTAGGCAATATTATTGATAATATTAATATTCCTTTTGACAATACTGATGAGTCTAGAAATGAAATATTAAATGTTATAGATTTAATTCAAAAATCAGCTGGGGAAGGAAAAACTTTAACTATTGAAGACATTAAGTCTATTTTGGGAGAAGAAAGTAAATCAATATTTGATTCATTAAATAAAATAGATAGTAAATCTGATGATAACAACTTTGGGTAATGAGTGAAGATATTTTAAATAGAATTTGGAAAAACTTGACCAAAAATAAACTCACTAAGAGTGATTTTGAAACTTGGAAATCTAATATTGAATCTGATCAAAAAGTTCAAGAAAATGTTCATCAGTATTTAGTTGAAAAAAAATTAACTGATTCAGATTTTACTACTTGGCAATCCAATAGTGGTTTAAAAAAAAAAGAAGAAATCGTTACGGAATCTATTTCAGAGGATGGTTCTTCGGGCTTTGCAGAAGGTGAAGTTGAAGAATTTGTTGGCGATGTAAAAATCCCACAAGATGGTCTAGAGTCTACCCCTTTTGGTGTTAAAAGAAAGGTTGATGGTGAGCTTACAAGCATATCTCCTACAACAGAGGCTATGATGCCAGAGGTCACCTTTCCACAAAAAACAGAAGAGACTTTAGAAGAAAAAGCAGCCTCTAAATTAGAGCCATCTCAAGACGCTTTATTTGTTTCTACATTAGAAACACAAGAACCCACCGTAAAAGAAATAGAAAAAGATATATCGCCATTAATTGATGATCAAACAATAGAAAGGCTATCGGCTGATTTAGACCCTGAGGTAGAAAAGGAGACAAGAAAATTCTATGAGGACAGAGGCATAGACTACGATGAGGTTAGAGCTTTAGAGTTGAGATACGATGAGCTTTTAAATAAAAAGCTAGCGGCTGAAGAGGTTAATGAAATTATAAACAACTATTCTCAGACCATGACAGGCACAGGTTTAGAGATCACAGAGGATGAAAGGTTGTTAGAAATAAAAGAAAAGTATCCTCAGTTTTTTAATAGCCAAGGATTACCTTCTTTTACAGACTTTAGTGAACTAGAACAAAAGGAGTTTGATAAAATAAGTAAGCTTATTGTAGACTCTAAAGGCAATGAAGTTAGAACTAGATACACAGATCAAGGGGTACCAGTTAAAAGTTTTGCAGAAGATCAAAGTAATCAGAGACTAAGAGAAGACCTTGATGAGTATTTGGTTTCTAAGAGAAAAGAAAGAAGCTCTCAAGCGGCTGTTTACAACGAAGAAGCAAAAGCTGTTATTAAAAAAGTAGACGAAGAGTCTGTAAGGGTTTTTGGAAAAGACTTGTCTAGCGTTTTGTCTGAGTCTGAAAAAGGACAAAGGGTTATTTCAGAAGAAGATTCTGCAATACTAAACAGACTAATTAAAGAATTTAATTCATCTCTTTCTACATCTGATTTGGCAGCTAAAGAATACGCAAAGTCTATGCTTTACTATAACCGTCAACACAACAAGAGTTTAAATGGCGAGTATGAAGATGGATACAAGGCTACCTTAAACGCCATCAAGGGTGGCGCTAAAATGGGTAACTCTATAGTAGGTTTGTTTTCAGTTATGCTAGATACCCCAGGTTCCTCTAAAGAAGAAGTCATAAAGAAAATGGCTGAAAATTTTGAAGAGCAATCTAAACTTCCAACTTCTCGTCTTATGACTAGGTTTCAACAATCTAAGTCTGCAACTGAATTAAAAACCGCGGTATTAAATAACCCTATTGGCTATATGGCCTCTTTTATGGGGGAAAGTCTTGCTATGATGTTGCCCGCAGGTGTTCGTTTTGGAGTTGCGAATACTTTAGCGCAAGTTGGAATTGGAGCCGCTAGAGCTGGAGCACCTGGGGCTACTGCAGGATTAGCAACTGGTATCATAAGTTCTTTTTCTGCAGCCAACGGTATTGTAGAGTATGGTAATGCGTTTTTTGAAGCGGCAGGGGAAAAGGGTTATGACTTATCTAATCCCGATGATATGCTCAACGCGATGCAAGACGAAGAGGTTTGGGATAAAGCTAATAGAGTTGGAATACCAAGAGCTATTGCAATATCTGGAGTTGACTTAGCTGGTGGTACTTTAATGAGCAAGGCGCTAAAAGGATTAAAGTATAGTACCATTTCTCGTGGTCGTTTAGTAGGAACCGCTTTAGGTTCTCAAGTTATTATAGGCCCCACTCAAGAAGGTGGGGGAGAGCTTTTAGCTCAAGCAGTTGCCGGAGAAGGCTTTAGTCTTCAAGAAACTGTTGCTGAAATGATAGGAGGGGCAGGAACAAACATTCCCAACATAGGTTTAGATGTTTATGGCATAGCCACAGGCAAGGTCAATAATAAACTAGCAGAAGACTTAAAGAGCACACGTTTTATGGCTTCAGAACTTGAGAATATGTCTGGAGAAAAAATACAGTCTTGGGTTTACAACATGCGAAGGTTAGGTAAAATGACTCCAGAACAAGAGTCTGAGATATTAGATAATTTAAGCAGTGTAAAAGAAATTAAGGAACTTGTAGACAATAAGGCAGAGTTTAAAGACATGAAGTCAAAAGAACGAATAGAATATATTTCAGTTCTATCTGTTTTAAAACAAGAGCTTAAGTCCTTAAAAGAAGAAAGCGAAGTTTTGGGAGTGTCGATTGATGCCGAAAAGAAGAAAAGTCTAGAGGATAAAATTAAAAAGTTAGTCAATAAAGAAATTACACCTAAAAGCGTTTTACAGGAAAAAATAAAAGAATCATTAACATTTAAAGAAGAGTCTGATGCCATTCAAGAGTCAAGCACAGAGAGCGTGGATGTACAAGAACAAGCCGGAGCTAGCGAAGGAGTTCGAGAAGGAGACATCACAGAGCGAGTTGCTCCCACAGAGAGCACAACCCAAGATGGGCAAGAGCAAGATGTCGAAACGCAAGTCGAGGAAATCGCGCAAGAGGAGATTATTGAGCCGAGCCTAAGTCCTCAAGAAATTGAAGCTCAAGAGTTGGAAGACCTTAAGAAAGAGATTGGTCAACCTACCGAAGAAGTTCAAGAGGAAGAAAACAACCTTGAAGGTAATTTGTTTTTAAAAGGATCAGATCCTCAATTATCTATTACTCAGAGAAACAAAAGAACTGGATTAATAAAGAGAGGTAAGTCGGCTATTCGTTCTATAAAAAAAATCCTACCCAATACTAAAATTATACTACATAAAAATAATGAGTCTTATATTTTAGCGGCAGGCAGAAAAGGGAAAGGTGAATTTGTTCCAAAAACAAATACTATTCATATTAACTTGAGCAAAGCCACGGGTTCTACAATTGCTCATGAGGTTTTTCATGCGGTCTTTATAGATAAGGTAAAAGGCTCTAAGGATCTACAAAAAACTGCTGCCGATATGGTTAAGTCCATTGGGAAAAGTCTGCCGAAAGATAGTGATTTAGCTAAAAAAGTAAAGAATTTTAGCGACAGATATGAATCTGGAATTCAAGATGAAGAATTTCTTGCAGAGTTAGTTGGTCTATTGTCATCTGAAGAGTTTGGCTTTAGCGAACTTCCTAAACCAGCAAAGAATACTATTATAGAGTTTCTTAAAAAGATTGCTAAAAAAATAGGCATTAAGCTTGAGGCAACATTTGGCAAGACTGATGAAAGTGTAATAGACTTAATTAATATTCTGACACGCAAGGTGTCTACTGGTGAAGAGATTGTTGCAGAAGATGTTCAATCACTAGAGCAAGAAGAGAAAGATTCTAAAAGTGAAATAACAAATAGGCAACAAAAAGAAGCTTTAGATATTATAGGAGTTGAAACACCTAAAAAAAATGCAACAAAAATCGTTGTAGCAGACATATTAAATGGCTTTGCAAAATCAGAGTTGACTCCAAATTCTTCTGAGCAAGATTTAATATCTAGATTTTTAGAAAACATATTTGAAGAGTCTTTGTATACATTAAATAAAGGATCAAGAGAGTCGGGTATGACTTGGTACATGGAAGACATTACTGAGTTTGAAAACAAAATGAAAGTTTTATTGCCTGAGCTCGAAGACCCCAATCAAATGAAGTTGTTCAAGCAAGTTCTTGCAATCACTTCTTCGGGAACCAACCCTAACCAAAACCTAAAGACAGCATACACTTTGTGGGTTCGATCTAACGGAGATGCCGTAAACTTTGCTAAAAACTGGGGGAAAGATAAGATTTCTTTTATTACTAAAAAAGGCGTGCCTTTAGGTACAGGCGTTGTGGTTCGGGAGACTAAAACTAAGTATGTACTACAGAAAGTGGATGCTTTAGGAAATCTAGAAACATTTAAAAATGGAACACCAAAGTTATTTGAAGCTAAAAAATCACAGTTAAAAAAAGGATACCCTAAGCCGGCTGGATTTACATCTAGAGGTAGTATTGTAGCGCAACAGCTAATCAAGATAGAAAAGGTTTATAAATCTGTAGGCAAAGACATTAATAAACTTATTTCGTTCTTTGAAGAAACTCAACCTGTATCTGAACTTAGAAAATACAACAAGGGAATTCCTGACGCTGATGGAAACACAAGAATAATAGCTGTTGGTAAGCGTAATGGAGCGTTTATTTTTGGTGAAAAAATTGGTGCTTTCTATCAAAATATGATTGGTATCGGAGATACAATCACTATGGATTTATGGTGGAGTCGTACTTGGAATAGATATATGGGTACAATGTTATCTACTGTAAAAGGAGAGAGAAATATTCAAGAAACACCAAGGACAGATAGAGAGCGTGATATTATGCGTAAAGCCGTAACTTTGGCTGCTGATAAATTAAATCTTAGCGTAAGTGAACTTCAAGCAGTTATATGGTATTTTGAACAAGAACTTTGGACTAAGGCCGGAAAGGTATCTCCAAGTTTTAGCTACGTTACAGCAGTAAATAAATTAAATAACGAAATAGAAACAGATGAAGAAACAAAAAGAAGATTTTCAAAAGCTGGAGCAGACCTCACAAAGGCTGAAGAGAGAAGGCAAGATGCCGTCTCTAGAGCAGATAATATTGTTAATGAAGCAAGTGGCGAAGGAGTTGTAGCTAATCGTCAAGAAATATCTCCAAGACAACAACTTGAAGAAATCGTAGGGGATACAGAAAATAGTTTATTTCAAACGATAGCACAAGCTAGATTTGCTGGCTTTAAAGACATAACAATTAAAGCACTTCTTAAGGAGCAAAAATATTCAGTAGCAGACATTAATGAGGCTATGAAGGTTGAAAAAATAGTTAGCCTTTCTTTTCCTTCAATACTTTCAAGAGCATTTTATAAATCTAAGTTTCATACGACAAAGTCGGCTAAAGACAGGATAAAACAAATTTTAGACTTAGAGATAGGTAGGTCTGTAGAATTACCAAGTTCTTTTGCCAATGTAAAAGGAGGCGTTATCTCTGGTAAAAGGCTACTCGTAGACATAATGACGGAAGTTACTGAGAAAGCTATTCTTAAAAGAAATAGCTATAGGAAAATCTTTGAGACAAAAGAAAAAAGATTGTCTAACGCTCAAGTTAAAAAGTTATCTGCTGAGAGCTCAAAAGAAAGGGCTGAAGTTAGAAAAATAGCTATAGAAACTCTAGAAAAAAATTCTGACTACAAGAACGAAAGCGAAGAGATGCAAGCCCAGATGAAGCTAGACCTAGATAGAATCATAAGTGGTGAAGTTGGAACTTACGGGTCTAAAATGTTTATAGAAAACTTTAGAGTTTTGAGAACTATGCTCTCTGAAAGAGCTAAAGGAAGGGCTGGAATTAAGGAAATGCAAATGATGCTGAGGTCTTTTATTAGACAAAACCTTCCCTCTATTGATTATAGCAAGCCTGAAGTTAGCAGGCTCCTAAAAGCCATTACAGATGTCAAGATAGACCCAAAGTCTAGATCTACAAATATTGATGAGATAACGGCTAGGGTTGTTGGTTACGTTTCAGAGGCTCAGTCTTCTCAAGTGGAAAGTAAAATAAATAAATTACTTAGCACAACGACACAAAGGACAGAGTCTGGGAGAATTAAGGGTAAGGGATTTCTTCCTTCTTTTCAAGATAGTTTTGCTGAATTAGAGAGAATGATTGTCGATGACAACATGGCTGAGCAAAAAATTCAAGACACCATAGGTGCACAACGTCGAGAGTTTGAAGATATAATGAGCCGAACTCAAGAAAGAACAGTTAATGAAATCCAGACTCCTGCCGAAGAGCTATCTCAAGAAGATTTAGATCGTTTAGAGATTTTACAAATCGCCATAGAGCTTAACTCAGCTAAGATGATGGAAAACAAAGACCCTTTAAAAGTAAAGGCTCTTAGTAATGTTTTAGTATTGTTGCAAAAGTATATTTTGAGAGGGAAGTCTGAAAACAAGGGAGAACTAAATGCTTATAAACAAAGAGTTAATAACATGATTGCTGAAGCTTTTTATAATGTTTCTGGAGGACAAAACATTCCAGAGACAGAAGAAGAAAGAGCTAGATGGGTAAGAAGGTCAGCAAATAAAGCTCAAAGAAGAAATGATTCAAGAAATTTATTTCTCTCTGCATTCAAAACAGCATTTACAGGACTAGAAGGGTATTTTACAAAGAGCAACGCGTTAGAGGGTCTTGTAAGTAAAGTCACAATGATTCCTGGAGAAATGATAGGGGGTCGCTTTCAAGATATGATTACATATAGGGTGAAAGATTCAACTTCTGAGTTTACTAGAAGAAAATTGTTAGTCACTAAAATGATTGATGATAATGCTAAACGCATTTTTGGTAAAGACTACATCTCTAAGATGGAGAAAAATAAAGCTGGAATAAACACAGGTCTTTATGTTAATTCTCAAGAGGCAAAAGATATTAAACTTAAAATATCAAAAGAAAAAAACGAAGCAAAGAAAAGAAAATTAATTAGTAAGCTAGGGGAATTAGAAATAGAAGCAAGTAAAAATCAAATATATTATTTATACAATCAATATAAAGACCCTGCTAATATACCAACTTTTAACGCCATGTATGGTGAAGATTATGCTAAAACAATGGAGGGTCTGATTAATTTCTTGGATGACGAAACTAAGGCTTGGGCAGATTGGCAAGTTAATGTTTTCTTCCCTTCTTTATATAATGACTATAATGATGTATATAAAAGAATATATCGTGCTAATATGCCATGGAATCAGTTTTATGCAGGCAGACTTTATAGGGAGGTTAATAAAAAGGATGCCGGTGTTGATTTATTAAAAAGCCAAACTCAATACATGGGCAGTGTAGGTGGTCAATCAACAAAAGAAAGAGTAAAAAATAAGGAGCGTATATTAAAAGTAGATGGAGATAAAGCTTTAAGTGTTTATGTGAATGATATGGAATACTTTAGGGCTTATGCTGAAACTTTAAAGGAAATTAACACCGTATTCAATAATAAGTATGTTAGACTCTCTATAGAGGAAAACACAGGCAAAGAAACTTACAAGCTTATTACGGACATGATAAATAAACTTAGCACTAGAGGTATAAAGAGTGGGGAAATACAATTATTAAATAAATTAAACTCAGCGTTTGTTAGCGCTAAATTAGGCATAAATCCTACCGTTTTTGTAAAACAATTAACGTCTGCGTTTGCTTTTGCGGATTATGTTGGAATTAGAAATTGGATTAAATACTGGGTTAAAGCCGCTCCAGATGCTAAACAACTATGGAACGAGTGGTACGATAACTCTCCAGTTTTGCAGGCTAGATATGAGTTTTCTTCTATAGCAAATGTTTTAGAAGGCTATGATTACGATACCATAAATGACAAAATACAGTCCCCTGTATTTGAAGCTTTATCTATTACTAAAGATGAAATTTCTAAAGCTCAAAACGCCTTGATGTATTTAGTGAAAATGGGTGACATGGGAGGAATAATGGGAGGCATATCTAACTATTTGTATTACAAAGAAAAGTTTGCAGAAAAAAACCCAAAGGCTACCGAGCAACAAGCGATTGATTATGCTTCTCGAAAGGCTACCAATGAGGCTACAAGCACACAACAAAATAGTGCTATTGAAGATAAAGACTGGTGGCAGACGGCTGGTCAATTACCTAGGCTCATGTCTTTATTCCTATCAGCGCCAAAGGCTTTAAATAGAAAAACTATTATGTCTGTGAGGCAGTTGTATAGAAAGTCTGCAACTTTAGGCAAGGCCATGAGAGAGGGTAAATCATTCAAAGAGGCTAACGAAATTGCTAGAAATACTGGTCGAGGTAGCGCATATGAAAACTGGAGGAGAATGGCTATATATCATAGTGCTATTCCAACTGTTTTTCAATATGTTGCACTAGGTATGCCAGGTCTTCTAACAGACTTTGATGATGATGACTTAGAAGAGTTAGGTATCGCAGCAATTTTAGGAAACATAAACGCTGTGTTTTTAGTGGGAGATTTATTTGTTGCCGCTAAAGACCTATATCTTAACAAATTTTGGGCAGGGCGAATGAAAAACCTTTCTGCTTTTATGGCTATAGAAGAGATAGCTACAAGGTCAATAATTCCTCTTGTAAACAGTTCTTCTCCTGAAAAAACCAAAAAATATACTATGAGATTAATTCTTCAACTACTAGAACTCGGTGGAATTCCAGCTAAAAATGTAAAAAAACTAGCAGAAAACTATTACAAGCTATTAACTGGAGATGTCGAAGATACTGGAGAGGCTGTAGCTCGTTTACTAAACTACTCTGACTACGTTATAGAGAAATAAAAAAGGGAGCGTTTAAACGCCCCCTCTTTGTTTTTACATCAGCATACAGTTCATCGCTTAACCCCTAATATATATCCCGAACTGCGGTACAGCCGATGCAAAGTCAATATCCTTTTTCTTTTCTAACTACTGAATAGCACATTTTACATTTACCTCTTACATAGGAAGGTCTTTTTTTTCTGTTTATAAATCTTTGAGTGTAAAAAAAACGTAGTGGTAAAGATAGATTACAAGAAATGCAATCCTTTAGTTCTTCTATCATGTATTGTTTTGAATGTAATTAAATAAATTTGAATTTTCGGTCTTTTCTTTATAGATTTTTTTAATTTTATCTATGTCTTCTTTAGTAATATAACCAAATAGTTTGTATTTATTATAAAGTTCGTCAAGAGAATCGTTCATTTTGATTGTATTTTATTCAACTGCCCTAGAGCATAATCTTATCAAAGATATCCAAAACAATATATTAATAGCTATCATTAAAAATAAATTCATTAATTTTTTCATTTTAAAACAAGTGAGTTAGCCTGGCAACTTGACCGTGTTCAGGATGATGAATAAATCCTTCTACCGCTTTTGGAGCGTGTTGATATCCGTTGCGATGATGCCAAGAGTCTGTCCCGCTAGGGCTCCTCAGGCTCTCAACGGTCACTCCGATATAGTCTTTTGATATTTTATGATGTACGTGATGTGTATATACATACCTATGTTTTGTAGATGCCCAGTCTTTAGGTGCTTCTTGAGCCATTAGAAGCGGCAAGTCTTGAGACTTCGCTCCGTCCCCGTGTGTTGTGCCGATTAAGTTTTTATGATATTTAAGATATTTTCTATGAGAAATAGAGCAATCAAATTTAATGTTAGGGCTTGTCCTAAACCAACTTTGAATAACATCCGCTAAGAAGAAACCATTCGTGTAGTCATGATTAGAGGGGTTAAAAACAAATTCCACGTCTGCTACTCCAAGTAAATGCTCAATTACTTCTACATATAAACGCTTTGCTATTAAGAAATTACTGTACCACATTCCGTCAGTATCTTGAGGAGTTCCAGCTGTTGTCATCCTTTTAGGTGTGTCTATATGAAGTATGTCATTTCCTCCGATAAAAACTATTTTATCAATATTAAACCCTGAAGCTTTATTAAGAATGCCTTGAACGCCTTCAATAACTCTAGCTACGGCTATCTGAGAATTGTAATCTTCACCACTTTCAAACGAGGTGCATAGCTTTCCAATATGAATATCGGCGGGGTCTATAACTAAACAATGAGGATCAAGTGATTTTTCCCTTTCTATGTTTTTGTAGGTGGGAGAGTAGGCTTTAAGTTCTGCCAATAGGTCTTTTCTGACCTCACTATAAGATACGGTGTCTTTTTTTACGTGAAGAGAAAAGCTTTTGCCTTTATACCAGTAGTGATTTACATTTTCAAGAGGGATCCCTACTTCGTTACATTCTTCTCGTAGGGCTCTATGTTCTAGAATCAGCTTATATTCATCTTCTTTAAGCCTTATCCTTGGTATAATTACTCCCTCTGTTTCCTTATCCACGATCTAGTGTCTGTATAACGTCTTCTAAACGCTTTATGAGCTTTAAGGATGCTTCTTGTCCCGAAAGATACTCATCGTCCATCAGGGACTCGTATATCTCGTCGGTAAGCATATTCACCTCTAACATTAAATTATTAATATAGATAATTTTAGGGCTAATGAAAGATCTAGCGGGCATTTTATTATGATTTATCCATTGAAGATAAGAATCTTTCGCCTATTTCGCTATCTACTTTCTGTATATTTTTATAAATCTTTTTAGATTTTCGCTTTACTCTCTCTCTATCAGCATCGGTTGATTTAATTCCTAAATTAGTATACATGATGGCGTCAACGCGCAGAAGGTAATCTATTTTGCATTTATTACACCACTTCTTTTCTAGGATTTCGTCTATATGTTCAAACAGGTAGTCCATTTAAAAATTTATTTATTATATTACTAGCAAGGCTCTCAGTCCCTGAAAATTGATTTTGTATTCTATTAAAAAGTTTTTCAAATTTTGAGCCTTTGTGATTTAACTTATCTGCTTCGTCTTGAAGTAGTTCCGTGTTCAAAGTTAGTGAAATTATTTTTTCTTTCAATAAATCGTTTTCTTCTACTAAATCTTCGTATGTCATATAACGCTCAAAAGTTTCGTTATATATATCAACTAAATGTAAAACATAGTTGTATTTTTCTCTAAACCCCTCATCAAAAAGAATCCAGTTTTTTGCATTTGTTATGCCATGAATGACGGTTGCATGATTTCTCCCGGTCTTATTGCCAATAATGTTTAGTTGTTTTTTATAAACCTCTCTCATTATCTTATAAAACACAGCCCTAGCCTCAACATATGGCCTTTCCCTAGTCTTTTGTTTAAGGCTTACTGAAAAGACTTTGTTGATTATTTTTTCTGTGTTATCCCATTCTTTCATCTAAGTAGCTATTTGAATTAATTAAATCTAAGTAGTAATCTAAATCTACCTCTTCTATGTTGTAGATAGTAACCATGTCAAGGTCATCTTTGTAAACCTCTACAATAAAGTAAAAGGGATTATCTGGGTTGTCATCAATAACGCATCCAAGGGTTTGTATTTCATAGTCTTCGTGCTTAACTTGAGAAATTGTAGAATCCAAAAACTTAGCAATGCGGATTATTAATGTAAAGTTATAAGCTTTTACTTGAAGCAAGAACTCATCTTCTAAAATATAGCCCCTATCCCCTGAATATCTCTGTAATGACCCCATGATTTTTTAATTCTTTTAATCTATATTCTTGTAACTTGGAAAGCTTTCCGTTCGGAGTCTTAACCTCTGAGAATATCACACCGCAATCGGCTGGAATTGCAACCAAATCTGGAATACCATTCTTATTAGTCTTGATTAGTTTTAGAACATAATAGCCTTCAGCTTCAAGCTGCTTGATTCTTTTGTTCTGTATTGCTTGTTCCGTCATGCTTGTAAATTTAGCAAATCTCTTTTGAAGTGACTTAACGTGTAGTCTTTCTTTTTTGTTACGGCCTTATATATGTCTGCCTCAATACCTCCTTTAGCAAAAATCCAATAAATATTATTTTTAATTCTGTCTTTTGTTGTCATTCTGTCTCTTGATTGCCAATAGCTTGTGGCACTAAAATCAATATTGTAATACACTAAAGACTCTGCCATCCGCAAAGAGATACCCTCACGGCCAGAAACAATCTGTAGGGCAATAGATTTATCTGTGGTATCAAATTCTTCTACAGACTCAGTCAACTTATCTTTAAAAACAGACTTTAAAGCGTTGAGCTCTTCCTTGAACTTATAGAAGATACCTATCTTTTGATCACTGAACTTCTGTTTTATGAACCTAGCTTTTGTGTCGTCTAGCACTTTAGAGTTTCCGCTCTCAAATTTAACTGTTCCAGAAGACAACTGATGAATCTTCATCATTAACTTAACTGCGGTGTCTGCTAAAATCACCTCCTCCTTACCTTCAACTACTAATTTCGCCTTCAATTGATTCATAATAGCGTAAGTATAGGGTTGAAGTATTACTTCAAGTACCTTTTCTGTGGTCTCTACGACAAATCCCGCCTCCTCTTGGCTGTATGAGATGGTGTATGGGGCCATAACATCTAGAATATGCCTTAATCCACCCCCATAGTCCTTGATTTCGTATCCGTTTATACGTTTTGACGTTAATTTCACATAGTCTTGAGCGAATGCATAGAAGTTTCTGTATTTAGAAAAAGGATTGTTAGCAATCCCATACACTTGATGATACATTTGACTGTAAGACTCTGGCGTTGGGGTTCCTGATAAAAGTATGACCCTAGCTTTGGTTCTGTAAATTAGCTTATTTAAATCTTTTGCTCTCTTGCTGGGCTTCGGGAATGCACCCATACCATGAGCCTCGTCGGCAATTATAATATCCCATTTTATATTTGGGAGCTTATGCATGCTCTCGTAATTAATTACAGATATATTATAGCCTGGGTCAAGGAGGCCATAGTCATGTTCAATACTAGAGATAGCCTTTTTCTTAGTTAAGAACAAAACATTTTTAGCTCCAAGATTCTTAGCAATCCCTAGACTCGTTAGAGTTTTCCCGGTTCTAACCTCCATCGCCAAATATACAAAGTCACGTTCAGAGACAATAGAAGCTCCCTTTTCTATTATATCCTCTTGGTATTTTCTAAACTTAAGCATCTTCAGCTATTATAAATATTTCCTCAAGGCTAGAGTCTAATATTTTATTGACACCTTTTTGTAAAAGAACAAAAGAATCTTCCTTTTCTGGCTCATCAAGTTGTTTTAAAGCTTTCTCTAAAAAAGACTCAAGAGCCTTCTCTAGTTTTTTACCGTAAAATTTTATGTCTTGACGATATAATGGGGTTTCCTTCAGATCATCCATAATTTCTAGTTGGCATTGTTGAAGTATAATCAATTTAGATGCTATCCTATCAATCTCGTTAATTGTTTTCATGTCTATTAGAATTCTATTTTGTTTGTTTTCTCAAGTTCATGCTTGCTTCTGCATCGAATCCACCTTCCTTTTTGATCTCTACCAATTTCTGGATCTACTTCGCTTCTGTACTCACAGTAAGCAACAATATTCTTGTTGAAACTAGACCTAGAAATAGTCATCTTTCCCCCCTTGGCATAGTCAGGATAATCTTGAATAAAGTCGTGATATAAGTCATTCTTATATACTTTCTCTCTAGTGTCAAGTTTTAAAATATATTCTGATTCAGAAGCATCATTAATTACACCACACCAATCAACAAAGTCTTGACCTGAAAAGTCAATTAATGTTTTCATTCTAAGATTTGCATAACTACTTTTCACTAATCCTGTTTTCAGGTAAGAGCTTAAACAGTTAATCATGTAATTATCAAACTGACGCCACTCTTTATCGTCCCAATCACCGAACATTAATTTCTTAAATTCATCAAGAGGCGTAAATGTTTTGTTATAGTATTGAGTTAGCTCAAGATCCCACTTCCTTCTTCTAAAAGAATTTCCAGCTCCCTTTATTGCGTAATTAGTTGTAATTGCAATCTTCGGAGAACGATCAAAAGGAATCTTGATTGCGTCCTTGTTTTTTTTCTCTAACGTCAAACCTTCAGTAACTACAGAAAACAATCTTTCAAACTCAAAGTGCCTTTTGACATCGTCAAAACACAATATTTGTGTATCCGCCGAGACTAATTGATACGCAAAAGATCTTTCAAATGTAAAAGCCTTTCCGTCAATGACCACTAGCTTCTTCATCTGAGACAATGCGTTCATTAAAAGCCCCTTACCTGTTCCTCCTTCTGGATCGTCTGATATTACCTCGTCATTAAGAATTACTGCGGGACAAAATGACAAATCTTTATAGCCATGCATCAAAAAACCAAGCGTACTCTCCACGCTTTTGATTCTCTTTACGTCTTGGGCAGATATGTTTTCAACGAATTGCTTAAAATCACAATCCTTGACTTCTTCAACATCAAAATTCCTGTCAATAACGTGGTCTTTCCACACATAACCACCTAGATCAATGTAGTCTATGCTAGTAACGCCATCAGAACTAACTTTTATTGCGCAATTCTTGTAGTAGAGATAGCAAGCTATCTTAGTGTCGGCTATGAAGAATACATCTATAGAATAAAGTAGGGTAAGAAAGTCTTCTCTGAAAAACCTCGTGTTATCAGCAAAGTAATTATAAATCAAAGCGTCTTCTAGCTTCAACAGGTAGTCTAGAATAAAGTCTTTAATCTCCTTCTCTGAAGTGTGGTCAATTAAGTTATTAGTTACCCTAACGAAAACATAATTCTTGCTCCCCTCAGGATTATATTTGTAAAATCCATTATCTTCAAGGAACTGTTTAAACAGTATGTGAACTATCTTAACAGTACCCTTGTCCGACTTTGTCCAAAACTTTTGACTTGATTGTTCTTCTTCAATCCTTGAAATCACCGAGTCGATTATACCGCCATCCACATTGGACTCTTCTAATTGCTGACGGATTTCTTTTTTTGGCACGCCACCTTTTAGCTTTGTCTTTATCTGGGAGACTTTTTCTTCGTCTTCATAATAACGACTGCCGAATTTTTGACTTTGAGCATATGCGCTATCTATAGTCCTCCTGATTTCTGATAAAGGAAAGTTTTTTGTCTGGTAGTTAGTGGTGATGTACTCCGCTAAACTTTTATTGACTCCAAAATCATTAAGTGCTGCGGCTAGAATAAATAAATTATGATTTCTTTGGCCCTCCACCATTGGATATTTTTTATCCCACCACTTTAGAAGGATGTCTACAATCTTATTTTCGTCTGTGATTGGTATGGTTGGCCGATCTCTATACTTGTCTAGCTCGGAATATGTTTGTTCCTCCAAGCTATTCCAAATGCTAGATGTAGGATTAATGTATATTAATGGATCGTAAGACTCATAACAAACCCTAGATATGTTTTTGCTTGTTTTATCAAAGTTCTCAGAACTAAAATGATTTTCTAAAGAATTAAAATAATTTTTATGGTTATCAATATCTGCTGGAATTTTAACTAAAGCCTTTAACCCTTTCCCAGATGGGCTAATAAAAACAGAGTAAACGTGTTTATCCTTGGAAAGTAGTTCTTTTTGTTCTAAAAGTTCTTTTTGCTTGGTGTAGCCATCAAAATCTAAGCAAACAAACCCACTATGTGACGCTATAGAGCTGTCAGAACGCTTGGTGAACTTCCCAGAAAAACAAATTGCGGGAAGCTCTTGCTTTTTTTGATTAATTTTTTGTTTATCTGACTGTGTCCTGATGTTTTTGATCAGATCTTTTGAAGCTCCGTTTCTAATTCTCTCTAGGATCGTGTCTATACCACGATAAAATGGCTGATCCGTTTCTTTTATGTTTCTAAATATGGTTATAATTCCTTCTGTCATGATATTAAATAAGATTAGATTAAAGGGGGGTGTTTAAACGCCCCCCTATAAATTAGAATGGTAAATCAACGTCCTTCGGGGCGCTTGACTGACCATCTTGCTTCTTGGGAACAAATGTATCAAGTTCAACGTAGTGTTTGCCACCTCGTGATTGATTGATGTTCATATTGACCCATCCGTTCTTTGCGTTTAAAGTCAAAAAGGCGATAGCCTCATCAACTTTAACACTCATAGAACCTATAACCCATTCGGGTGCTGACTCTCTTTTCTTAAAAAGAAATCCATCTGCGAATATTTTATCTTCTGCCATAGTTGTTTATTTAGCCCATTAATATAATGACTGCAAAGGTGGGCAACCTTTACAATACTTCCGAAATAAAATAATTGTCTACGTTCTCTACAGAATCTTCCGCAAAGAACTGCTTATAAACTTCTAAGGCCCTTTCAACCTTCTGCTCCCCGCCTCTGATAAACTCAATAGATGGGGTGTATTTTGCTAACCGATGCGTTTCCTTTTCAATCACATAAAATATTAATGGTTTCCCAAAAATAATTTGATAGATATAGCTTTGGCTATCGTAATTATACATCTTTGCAGAGTAGCGCCAATTGTCTAGCTTTCCTTTTCCACAAGTCTTTAAATCAATCAAAACGTTTTCGCTAGGCATGATAATATCACACTTACCCTTCCATGTGTGTCCCTTAATTTCTTGAATCCCTGGAGTTTCAAACTCGTTGCCCTCAGCATAGATAGACTCATAGAAAGAAAAGTTACTTGTCATGCTCTTGGTCAAGGCGTCGATCTCTTCAGCTTCTTTTGTCAGCATTAACATCTCTTCACCGCTCTCCTCTATCGCTTCTTTATATAGCTTCGTGTTTCTAGAGGCGCAATCCACCAAGGTGAAGTTCTTTATTTTATCAGGCTCTAGTATTGCAGTATGAAAATACCTTCCCTCTATCAAGGGTTTTGACTCAGGTCGTGGTTTTCTGAACTGCTTAGGGTTATTCAACAGCATTCCAATATCTGAATTAGATAAGAACTGCTTTCCAAATTCCCCATAATACTTATCGTCATTCTTGAGCTTGGCTATGGTTTCTTTTACACTAGAAATCATGATTTATTTCCGCTCAAAAACTTTTCTAAGTCTTTGTTTATGTTTTTCTTTACGCTAGAACTTATTGCATATTTAGTCTTTAGGTTCTTAATGATTTGCTCTAATCCTAGATGACTGTTAGAGGCCATGTAAGGGATAACTAGGTTTGTGTAGTTTTCATCACTAACATCTAAACTGATTACTTTTACTTCTTTGCTCTTTGGAGCTTCGGTAACAGTATCCGTAATATCCTCACCTATCCAAAGAGACAAACCTAAACCATGCAGTGCAATAGCTTTAGCCGTTGATCTTTGAATAGTTTTGTTGACCTCAAAAGATGTGACTTTCTCAATTGGAACAGCATTGTTTCTGTAGTCCATAATTGGTAAATAATCAATATGTTCGATTGTTTCAACTAAAATACCAACTTTTACATAAGCCGTTCGGCCATCCGTAAAAAAGTTTAGACCCGTAGATGGATCTTCGTATACTATTCTCTGAGCTAATGGATATGATTGCTTTAGCATTGACCAGGCATTTGCCCAAGATAGATAATCTAAATTACCTTTCCTTTGAACTTTGGATTTTACGTTTAAAACTGAAAGTGTTTGAAAAACTGATTTATCGTTCATAATAATTGATTTTATTTTTAAGTAATTGAGATTTAATTGTTGCGTTGTTGTGAGCTGAAATTGCGTTATCTATGTACTTTTTGTTTTGAGGTTCAGCATTTTTTAAGCGATCCTCTAACTTAAATATTTTGTTATCACACCTGTCTAGAGCTAAAACTAAGACTCCCTTTTTCCACCCTTCGCTATATAGTATATGACAAAAAATGCTTGGCAAAGCCCTATAGAAATCGCCCTCATAGGCTATCCTAAGCATGTGACTGTTGTCGCTGTTTCTTTCGATTTTTATTCCGTTACACAAGTATGCTTGTGTGTCTTTTCTATGAAGTGGAGCGGATTCTGAGTCTTTAACTGCTTGATTCCAAAGCTCCTCAATACTATACATTCTCTTTATTTATTGACTGTCTTTTCTGACCCAGATACTCCAGTGACTCTATCTCTCCAAAAAGAGTAAACAGATCTCGAATGACATCTATTGGTTTCTCCTTTAAAGGATCCTCATTATTAAATTTCTGCATTTTATTAAAATAAATTGTTATTAAACTAAGTTACAATTTTTGCTTATCACGACCAAATTTTATTAGGTCATTTTCTATTTTTAGATAAATTTCATTTTTTATACAATTGAGCATTAACCTCCTAAAGCTTATCACGTTTCGAGATACAGCATTACTAAGTATTTGTTTTTTCTCTTCTTGAGTATAAAAACTGTTGAATCCTATTTGTCTATCGACTTCTTCAACGTCGTCCGCAGACCACAATCCAACTAGCGTATTTGTTTTATTGTTTTTCATTTTATTAAATTAAATAATTACATAAAGGGGGTATACTAACGTATCTTTTTTATTTCCCCCACTTTTCATTCTCGACGATCGTAGCAATAACGCTATAATTAGCCAAATCCAGATAACTGTCATGCAGAGATTCGTGGTTAGGAACATTGGATTTATTAACAATATTCTCTATCCTTGCCATCTTGTCATTTGACCTAAACCAGATACCCATTAAGGACATCTTCTTGTTGTCCTCATCTGACAAGTCTCGACCTAAAGCAATATTGCTAGAGCCATAGTCAAGCATCTTCCCGCAGAAGGTGTCGTACATCTCACCGAGCATATTTTTAAAAGCTTGGGATGTTTCAGGGAACCGCTTTTCGCAGTCTTTTGTTTGTTGGATAATGTCCTTCATAATTCCTCGATGTTTTCGAGTTGCCACTCCAATGGGTTTGGCACTTCATACTCTTCCTGAACCAACTGACTCATGCTCATGGCTTCTCTCACCATGACGCATCCTTTAACCGCTATCGAATTTCGCAACGTAGGGGCGAAAAATAATCTAAACTGTTTCATTTTTTTAATTTTAACCATTTAACATACATTCTACTAGCGACTGCCATTCGCTGAGGCTTGAACTTATAAATCGATCTGATCCTAGCCATAGCTATACGGATAAATTGATTCATCTCATTTTTATTAATCATATCTTTAATTTGATTTCTTGGTTATTAACGCACTATGCGTTGAGCTGTCAGAGGACTCGAACCTCTCGTCTAACCACAAACGTACCATAGACAGCAACAGACTGAGGCTTTGCCCCAATCAATAATCTTCCCTAACTTGATTCGTTAGATATTCTTCTAATATTTCTCTGAGTTCCATTTTAAATTCTTTGGTCATGGGAACAACAAGCGTATGATTACCGACAGCCAATACAACCCTAACATCTAGTACTTGCTCAAAGACTGTTTCACCTAAAGATCCGTACTCGGTGTAGTCCATGTGGTGAACTTCACTCTTGTACTGAACGTATGTATTTAGATCTGCATCAAAATGAAGGTCGTCTTCAAAGTCTGTCCACTCTGATTGATTCGATAAAATTCTATTTTCCATAACTATATATTTAACTTGATTACTCGTTTGTTCTATAAAGAACGATAAAAACTACTACCCCACCAAAAATTACTCCGTGTAAAAATTCTGGGGTATACATTACTTAGGTCTTTGGTCTCTGTCTACCATCCATACAAAAAATAGTATCATGAATCCTATGGTGAAGATTACGGCATCAAAAACACTTAGCCAATCTGAGTGTAGAAATATGTTCATAGGTTAAATAGGTTTTTTAATATTGAACAAACATACATCGGAACGACAAATGTCATAACGATCAAAACAGTTGCCACAAATAGTGCGACAGACTTCTGGAAGTTTTCTTTCATAATCCTAAAGCTTTTTTAAGCGTTAATGTTGCCATCTCATCTTGGTACATCTCTTTCGCTACATCGTCAATAGATATCAGCGTGTATGGTTCAACACCAACAAGTTGTTCTACGACTCCATTATTAATCTCAATTACCCTGTCAAGCAGTTCGTTAAAGTAGTCCTGAGCCTCATCGGTATAAGAGCCGTTTAAACGTCCTTTACCTTGGAAGTGCTGATCGACATACTCGCCAACCGCATCTATGATTTCAATTTCTCTATCATTCATGATTCTAGCATTTTAATAAATTCTACTACTGCTTGGTAGGTTCCTTGTAGCTTGGTTTGTCCTTGCTTACATATTGTTATACCACCCCCATTAATGTTGCACTCAAACACTTCAATCATTACATTAAAGAAGTTATCTGAATTATCATCATTGTCTGTTGTGATGCATTCAATCTTCTCTACCACAGGCATCAACCAATTCCAATCGGTTTGAAATTTACTCAGAGATTTAATCGTGTGTGTCCACTCTCCGTTATCAAAACTTCTTTCATCTGAGTATTTCATACCCATAAATTCTGCAATCATTTTATTATTATTCATCTTAATTTATTTTTAATGGTTATGACCATCCCCCGAAGGGGAGGTGTTTAAACGAGCTCTATTCTGCATTTTTTGGGTAAAGCATCTGAGCTATATATGCATAGACTCTCTTAGCTTGGGCATCAGACATCTCTCCCGCCTCTTGGTGAATCGTCAGGATATTCATAACAAGAGCTAAGGTTGTATCAACGCACCTTTGTGGAGGTAGTGAGGCTACTTCGTTAAATGCACCTAAGCTTACCCTCTCATCAAATCCCTCTTCATAAACGGACTCTGTAACTACCATTCGATGTTTTTTTGCTTCTTTCTCTAAAGCCTTAAGACAAGAGATGTATGTCTCTTCACTATTAAATGTTGCTACCTTTTCTGCGTAAGAATGTTTTGGTGTTTCAAAATATACTGTTATCATTTTAAATAAATTTAATTGGTTATGACCATCCCCCGAAGGGGATGCGCTTAAGATTTTAAAACTTACTTATGGCTAGCCCCCTTGCTTGTTAGTTTATCTTCCTCCAATATCCTTGAGCATATTTATCTTGACATAGCCAAGTATCTCGGTTAACACCTTTTACAACCGCAGTCCAATGCGAGCCATATCCAACCCTGACATCAAAAATATAATTCTCATCTTCAGATAAGATACTCTTGTGCTTATACATAACTTGCTTTTTTCGGTCTTTAATAAGACTGATTCTTTCCCAGCCTTTTCTTTCCATATAAATAGTCAAAGTAAATATTGAATTCCCGTCTGGTCTACCCAATTCGTTAACAGCTATGTCTGATAAATCTCTAAGGGTTTGCATATAGTCTTGTTCTAAAGCTAAAGCGCAAGCCCTAACCGCACAATCCCCAACATAATCTTTTTTTCTTCCTGTGAGAAAATAGTTTTCCCTACCCCCGTGAGAAAGTTCATATTTGATATAATCGATTCTTTTCATAATAAATAGTTTTTAATGGTTATGACCAAGCCCCCAGAGGGGCTAGAGTTTTAACAGTTTTCTTCACAGTATTCTTTGAATAGTCTAGATACTTTTCTATTCGTGTTTAGAGTATCTATAACTTCGCCTTCTAAAAGAACATCTGATCCAGATATATAAACTATACCTTCATAGTTGATTGAGTAGACTTCACATCCTCTAAGCATTATTAAAGTGTCTAAAGAGTTTTCATTTAATGTATTCATGATATATAATTTTAATGGTTATGACCATCCCCTATAAAGGGGAATGGAGGCGTTTAAACGACTTGAAGTGATCCATCTGCACACGCTAAACAATCGATGTCTTCATCTACAAAGACATTGCCTAGCATTGAGTCGATGTTCTTTTGACTCGTCCTAAAGCTAAATCCGCAACACTCACACTCTACCTTTATGTTTCGTGTTCCTTGCTTTTTGGCGTTAGTCGGAGTAGTCATCATGTCGTGCGGGAACTCGCCGATCTTCTTGACAATCTTATCACATTTAGACTTTAACTCTGGGCCCGCCTCGGTAGCTCTCATCTTGCCCGTAAGGCCGATCTTGAGCGCCATGTCTCTGAAGACTTTGCCGTGGCCGTTCTTGTTATTGTCAATTGCGTGGATCAGCTCATGAGCTAGGACATCGAGTGTTCTGGAGCTCTTCTTGCGATCAAAGAAAAACGGGTTCATGAATATCTCATGATTGCCCGCAGTGCTACATGATGTGTGCCAATTTTCGCCGATGCTAAGATTTTTCTGTTTCCTAGTTCCACTGCTCATTATTGATACAGACACATTTACTTTAGGAACTTTTAGCCCGACAGGCTCAAAGACCTCCCTTGATAGCTCTTGAACTCCTAGTTGGAGCCAAGCTTCTCTATTAACAGTTTTCATAATAAATAATTTTAATGGTTATGACC